GGCGCCCGCGGCCCACGTGAAAGCCCACTCGTGCCGGGTGTAGCCCATCCGGACTCTACCGCCGGTCGCGATCTCGGCAACGGCCATGATCTGATCTACATCAGGATCCATCGCCATGGTGGTGAAGTCCAATGTGGTGGCACTGGCCCACGCTACCGTGAGATCGCGCGGACTCCGGTGGACGCCTTGGCCAGAGAAGTCAGCCAATACGGCCTGGATGTCCTTCTTCGGTCCGCGCAACACCACGACGAACGTGTTGGTGGCGCCAAACACCACGGGCACAACCGTGAGGGTACCGGTCGTTGCATCGGCCGCCGGGGTCCAGGTCCAGTCGTAGTTTGCGTCCTCAATGTCGTAGGACTTGACCAGATTGTCGTCATTGTATTCATAGATGGCGACAAAGTTTTCAAACAACGGCGGGAACGGAAGATCGCTGAGGATCAAATCCGTGGCCGCTGAATACGCAACTTTGAAGTCACCGGACTCGGTAGCGCTGGTTCCCTGGTAGACGGCCGCGTCACCCGCGCCGCCACCACCGGCCGCACCCCCACCCCCTCCGCCGCCCGCGGTTCCGCTGCTTCCGCCTACAATTTCGTTAGCCATCTTGGTCTCCTTTTATCGTGATCGAGTCCGCTGTACAGCGGGCCCTCTAGCATTATTTAAACTATCGGTAGCTGAGGAGCTAAGACGGCCAGGCGCTCCGCGGCATTTCTGGCTTTGAGCGACTTACTGATCTTGGCTCTGGTTTCCGCCGAGGGCGAGAGTCCCTTGTTCCACGTCGGTTTGCCCTTTAGCACTTTGCCGTAGCACTCACTGTTGCAGTATTTACCGCCCTGGCGTCTGTAGAGGTTCTTTTTCTTTTCAAATTCTTCGCCGCAGGCAGCACATGTCAACGTGATCCAGCCGTCGCGTCTTTTGCCCTTTCGAGCGCGGCTCATCTTCCGCTTCGATTCCTCAGAGTGATGCCCACCCTTGTTCCAAGGAGCTGAACCAGGCTTGAATGAGCCGCTGTTTCCAGGCTTGCCCTTCAGTGCTTCGCTCATTTTGCGCTTGGATTCTTCTGTGTGCTTGGACCCGGTCCTGGCCTTGATCAGAATCAGTCTCGTTTTCTCGGGCATTTTCCTGCCCATCCCCGCCAGCGATATTTTTCGCCTGTGCTCTGCACTAAGAGGACCGCGTTTGGATCCTCGCGGGCTTCCGGCTGTAGGGCAGATGTTGTAGCCACCGGCCGCCGCCCCGAGCGCATCGATCCAGAACTGTTCTTTTTCAAGCAGCAGATCGGGGTCACAGAACTCGATTGGAAACATGACAAAGGCGTCTGCGCCGTGCTTGTTGTACGATCTCTGCAAATGAATACTGTGGTGACTGTTCAGCTTCAGGTTACTGGCGTGCGCCTTGAATCTCTTTTCAAGCTCAACAGAGCTTCCGATGTAGAGTTTTCCGGTCACGACGTTCAGAATTTCGTAGACGCCAGATGTCATGGGGCGAGTTCTCCGTGGAACTGCATGTCCACCATGTTGGTGAGGTCTCCCACGGCCGCCTCTGTCGCCGCATAGACCGACGTAACGTGGGTTACGTCCGGGGCAGAGGTGCCGATTAGGGTCCAGGCCGTATAGGCCCCACCCAAGATGTACGCCTTGAACACGCCAGCCAGGGTGCGAGTGATTGCGATCTCGTAGTCGGTCCCCGCCACCACATATCCCACAGCAGAGGCAAAGAGAACGGTCGCGCCACCGCTGTTGATTCTCCTGATGGCCACCCTTTCGTCGGCATTCACCTGAAGTTGGTAACCGTCCATCGCTGCGTCATTCCATGCCGCGGGAGTCGATGCGATGAACCCCCAAAACAGATTCGACGCTGCTGCCTTGTTGAACTTGAAACGGAACGTCCCGAATGCGTCGGGTTGCGGTCGCGTATACAACCCGGCCACTACGTTTTCGACGGCTTTGTCCCGACCCACAGCCTCGGCCACAGAATGCGTTCCAGTGCGCACCGTGTAGTCCGTCCCTGGGATGACCTGGCCAGGTAGCACGTCGGTCAGGGTGGGGAGTAGGTCGCCGAGCTTGTACAGGAGCTTGCGACGGATGGGTTGGTAGGCGGCTTTGACTTCCGCAGCATCTAGAACACGATCATGAAGGATCGCGTTTTTGATTTCACCATCCCAGCCACGATTTCCCGCTGCCCGGTTCCCTATCACAACAGCCCCCGCCGCAATAGGTGTTCCCGTGGCTCCGGTTGCGACACCCTCGCCGTCAATGAAAATTTCCCCGTTGCCTGCTGTGTCTCTGGTGACCACGAGGTGGTGCCATTGGCCGTACAGGATACTGCTGGCGGGACTTTCGATCTTAGTCACACCGCCGTTCGACGACAAACTGATGCGATTGGCCAAGCGAAAATAGACCAGAAACTTCGTGTTGTCCGTCAGCCTTCCACCACCGGCACCGCCAGAACTATTGGCTCGGACTAGTGCGCTAAATGAAACCGCAGCATTGCCCACTACATCACTGGCAAGCTCAACCCTACTTTCATCCGCGGTGAACCGCCCAGCCTGACCCATGTCTGTGATCGCTGTTGTTGCTTGGCCCTCCAAAGACCCGTCATTTCCATCGCCGCTTCTATCCGGCAAGGTACGGCCGACAACATCCCGGAAATCGTAAGAACCCATTTCCCCACCCGCGTTGCCATGGGGGACCAGACTTCCCAGGTCGAAGAATCTCCGGTCGTGGGGGATGGTCGGGCTGGTGAGGGACTCGCTCCAGGCGTGGTTCTGTGCATCCTCGTCTGCGTCCAAAACCCGGTTGTACAAGAGCAGAGCCTTGACCGTATCCGTGAACGGGGCGTTTCCTGAATAGTAGTTCCACAGCGTCACGTCGGCAGAGTTGGCCGTGATCGTGGGCGGAGCATTGAAGTCGCTTCTATAAAATCCATTTGCGGACAACGTTCCTAGAACACCAGACTCCACATTAACCGTGAAGCTATTGACCCCGTCCCAACTACCCATCACCGCAACTCTGGTGCTCGCGCCGTCGTACAGCTCAACGTCGATGCCACCGTCCATGTACAGATCGATTTGCGTTCCGCCAACACCGCGCTTGTTCAAAATCCGCGCGAAAACCCCGGAGGAGGAAAAGGAGCCCGCACAAAAAAGCGAGAAGTCCGTGATCGCCTCTAGGGTCGCATCGTTGGGGATGACTAATCTTCCTGTAGATTCAGCGCGTATTCGGTAAACGCCATTCTGGCGAATCCATGACAACCCGCTGCCTGCGAACGTGGGATGTCTATCCGCGCCACTGAAATCCAGAAGACTCCGCAGGCTCGGGACCAGGGCCAAAACCAATCCCGAGGTTATAGGAATTCCAGCCGGGTTACTCATGGTCAGCCTTCTTCCTCTGGTCGGGTATGGTCAACGCTTTTTTAAGAGGCCACTTCTTCAATCTCTCCCGTAGCGAAGCGTTGGAAATACCCAACCCCTTCGCCCAGCACGTTAAATTCTGGGTCTTGCCATCGAGTGTGATAAATCTTTGGTTACTTGCCGGAACCCTTGTGTTCCTGGGTTTCGTTAAAGCTGCCTCAACGGACCATCCATTTCTATTCAGCCTGGCCCTTAAAGTACTAGGCACAATTCCGAGCTTATCTGCCCAATCTTTCACACAATGAGCTTCTCCCCGGAATGTGATCATTTTAGCACGAGGATGCTTGTCACCTAATTGAGCAAGGGATACCTTCTTCTTGTGTTCTTCAGAAAGCTTCTTACCTGTTTTAGCAATGGAAATCTTTTTCCTACACTCAGCAGAAGGCTTTTTACCGTAATTATGATTTTTCTCACCCATGCGAGCAATAGACATCTTTTTCTTTGCTTCTTCGGAATGCTTGTAACCTAAAGTGCTACCTGCCGCAGGACACATATTATAAAGTACATTCCTATCATGCAAGTCCATCCAATGTTGCTCACGTTCAGTAAGCATTTCTAGGTCTTCGACTTCCTCTAGCAATATGTATACGAAAAAATCGACTCCATATTTATTATACGCTCGTTGAAGATGTTCATTCTCGTGCCTATTACTGGACAAGCACCATTTATGATCTCCCCACCTATGCTCCACGTCCGAAGCCTGTCCCACGTAACGATTCCCATTAACAGTGTTGAGAATTTCGTACACGCCAGATTTGACTGGGATGCGATTCATCCCCTGCCCCCGGCGCCCGTTGCCCGAAGCTGCATCACCCCGTTGATGCTTATCCACTCCATGCCAGCCACGGCCTGTGACGGGTGCCTTCCGGCCCCGCTGTAGTCGAGGAGTGTTCTACCGGCGAAGACCAGCCCGAGCACCAGGCCGTCAGTCACGGGGATGTGGGGATTGTAGGTCATACGTTCACCCCCATGGAGATGGTGAGGTCCCTCATCTGCAATTCAGACAAAGCCTCTGGCCAGGAGTAGAAACCATCGGCACCGCCACCGGAATGGGGCTGATGTCCAAGATCGACCGCTCGGAAAAGACCACACCGAAAACCAAGCCGTCCTTCACGGGCAACGACTGGTAGATTCTGCTGTTGCTCATACCAGGACTCCGAGCCGTAGGGTGAGGTCAGCCACCTGGAGCGGGGACAATTTTTCCGGCCAGGTCATGAAGCCCTCGAACTCTCCACTGAATGGACTACCGAGCGCGGCCGATGCGCCTAGGGTGATCTCCGCTGGGTCGACTGGCGACCACGCAGTGTTGTCCGCATCCATGATTAGGACACCATTTAAGGTCACGTCCGTGTTTCCACTTTCGCTCGCCACCACCAGAACGTTGAGCCCGCCCGTCACCCAATAAGGTTCGTAGGTAGCCAACGGAATCGTACCGATGGTGAGGTTTCCGAGCAAAATTGACATTGAGCCGGTGTTGTTTTTTAGAGCCGTGTATCTACTGCCTGCTGTCGAATCAAAAAGATAATGGAACGCCCCGTCGTCTGCGGCAAACCCAGGCCGGAAAACAGCAGCAATGCTCTGCTCTGCATTGTTGTAAACTCCAGCGGTCTGGGGCAAGAGCAGGTAGTGGTTCACCCCGTCCAGCCCGAAACCCGGATTCAGGAAGTCGGGAATCGTGTTCGCGGTTGACCCGTCCCCCAGCAGACAGACGTGGCCTGCGGGTGACTTGTCCAACGTCCTCGCGAGCACGGGACGCACGTGGACGTCCGCAAACTCGACGTAACCGGCGCCTGCATCGGACGATCCAATCAGGAAACTTGAACCAGTCACTGAAAAAATCTCGTCCACGTCCTGCCACACGTTTGCCGCCGAACCGACCCACAGACCGCCGGTTACAAAAATTGACGGGATCCTAGTTCCGTCCCCCCTGGCTCGGGCCGTGACGTGGTAGTCAACGCCTGGCGTTAGAGGAGCCTGCGATGCCCAGAACGTAGGGGCGGTTTGGGTTATGCGAAGCAGCTTCTTTCCGATGTATACGTCGTCGTCTAGCTTGGACAAGGTCGAATCATTGGCCGTCCAATCCGCCACCCCGGTCGCCTCCATGTCGGAGTCGTCCAGTAGCTCGTCGGTCTCTACTGCGGAGATGTCATCGAATTCGCACCAGCCCGCGATGGCCGTCGTGGCCCGCAGGTTCATGGATGTGGCCCCCGCGACCCCAACCGTATCGAAATACTGCCAAGACGCACTCGACGTGCCAGTCCATGAGATCGCGCCCGCTCCGCCCAGTACCCTCGGGACAGCGGTCCCGTCGCCACGAGCCCATCCACGCACACGATACCTGCGACCGACCACCAACACGAGTTGCTGGACAGCCGGGTTCGCAATACCGTCATGGGCTACGTGCATAACCTGCGAACCAACTCCACCTGGACTCCCCGCCACTTTAGAGTAGTTCGCGTTGTTTACCTGAGCCCACGCGCCAACCCCAGCGGCCTCCATGTCGCCGTCCGCCAAAAGCTCCGTAGTCCCCCGGATGGTACCCGCCTTGGCCGTCGACTCCTTGAAGTCCAGAAAAATGCTGGCCCTGGAAGGGTAGGTGTAGAGGGAATTATCCTGAATTCGATCCACGTCCGCCTGGGTGAGTAGGGTGCTCTGAATTTTCAGAGATTTGTAAGTGCCCTCGAAATATCCAACCGCTGCATCCTTGCCGATGAAAAGCGACGTTGTTTGATTTGGCGTCCAAACGGTAGCGGACGAACCCACCAGCGTTCCATTCAGGTACATTTGCGAAGAACCTGGAGTGGAACTTACAATTATTTCGTTTTCAGCATACGCATTCCAATAAGCACTGTATGATCCGAGCCCTATGCTTAAGACGAGTGTACCTGCCATATACGCAATAAGATCGTTACCGTTAGTTTTATACAGTAGATATCTGTTGGCGAGTGGCGTATCCCACAGAAAATGATTGGTCGCGTCGTCCGCCGCAAATCCTGCAATAAACCGACTGACAAACGAAAGCTCGTTCTTCACCAGTAAAGAAGCCGGAATAGCATAACTGACATACTCCGACCCCGTTAGGATCACCCCGTCCTTGATGACAGGATCCCCCACCAAAATTCCACCGTTTTTGTACACCTTTGCCGGGTTCTCAAATCGCTCAAGAAAAATAACACGCTCAGCCGCATGGGAGGTGTAGACATTGCTACTCATTTTTTGTCACGCTCCCGCAGCCAATTTTCTTTTCTTGTTCTGCGCCCCTTGTCTATGGACGCTCTTGAGAACTTGTGCCCTTTTTTGAAAGCACTACTTGAGGGGTTTTCTTTTTTAGCCGCGGCCATCTTGGCAAGTGTTTCTTTGGAATACACCCCTGTCTTGCCCTTGTTCCACGGAACCAATCTTTTTTTGAACTCTGTCTGGGGCGAAGAGTGTTGTCCCTTTTTGGCAGCACTCATTTTCTCAAGAGACTCTTTTGTGTGGTGCTTTCCGTACATAGGGTGGTTTTCGCCGTCCAGCTTCAGTCTTATTTTTCGCTTAGTCTCATCAGACATAACGTGACCTTTTTCGAACGATCCGCTGTTAGGCTCGTGGCCCTTGAGAGCACGGCTCATTTTGTCTTTTGATTCTTGGGTGTGCTTCTTTCCATGGAATGGGTTGTCTTCACCGCAACCCGTGCCCTTTTTGGCGATGCTTGCTTTTCGTTTTGCTTCTTCGGACCACCGCAACCCAAGGTTACTTCCGGCTATCGGGCAGATGTTGTACCCCTCACTTGCAACACCATAAGCATCAATCCAGTACTGTTCTCGGGCCAGCAGGTCTTTTTCGGCGACGTACTCTATCACAGAAAAAACAAACGACACCGGGCCGTACTTGTTCCATGCGCGTTGCAGATGAACATTGCCGTGCTTGCCGTTCTTGAGCGTGAATCGGTGCTGCCTAAACCTGCCGGAAAGACTGACCGCGCTACCGATGTACATCTTCCCATTGATCGTATTTACGATCTCGTAGATGCCGGATGGCATCGTGCGCTCAGCAGCACGGCTAGTATAAACAGAACTCGGCATGGTAATCGGGTTACTTCACCATTTTGATCTTATGATGTAACGAAGGAGGCAACAGCCACTCCAGCTGGTCAGCTGTTTCGTTGCTAAATACCTGGAAGCAAAAACGACCGACCCGGATACGCTCTGGTGTTGAACCAATCTTGGCCGACGCCATCATGGCGCAGGGGTTTAGCCAGATGACGTTGCTGACCAGTACGTCATGTTCATCCCAGACCAGTAGGGTCGACATCACGAGGGGACCGCAGGCAGCATCGAGGATCATCGCATTTGGTCGTAGAACTGGCGCTCGGCTGATGCATCGCCGTACACTTCGGGTATCTGACCAATGTAGCTGACGTGGTCCAGTACGAGTTGTTCGTACGAATCGTAACCCTCGTCCTCCATGTAGTCGTCTACACTCATGATGGACATCAGACCGACGCCATTGATGAGATCTACAACGGCTTGTGCAGCGGCACGGGTGTCTTCTTCGACCCACACTTCAACTGTTCCCTTGTTGCACTGAACGTCGAACTCTACAAAAATCTGGCCACCGAGTTCGTTCGCGACAAATCCAAGAGCACTGCAGTAATTGCTGTACTCTTCGGCCTCACCTGCCGACAGCGCCTCCAAAGCTTTATCTTCGGTTTCATCCTGGAAATCCAAAGGGTCTAGACCCTCCTCTTCGTACAACTGCTCTTGCGCTTGGACCACCGGAACATAGTATTTGTCAGCAAAGTAATCGTAGTTGCTCTCGTAAAAGTCGTCCCACCGTGGGATACCCAACCACTTGACTAGTTGTTCAATAGAGACGTTCATGGTGATCTCCTTAGCGGCGGCGCAGCTGGCGATCAACGCGGTTGCGCCAATTGTCGCGTTGCGCTACACGACGCCGTTGCCGAGCAGCGGGCCGGCGACGGCGGCCACCCAGGGGACCATAGTTGGCTGCGGCTTCCTCTTCGTCGGGCAGCTCCAGACCCAGGTCGGACAGATCGAGGTCGTCATCGGCCGGCGCCTCCAAGTCCAGCTGCAGCTCGTCTTCGTCGGTTTCCTCGACGTCCTCCTCCTCTACTTCCTCGACCTCTTCCAGGTCCTCCTCGGGAACCTCCAGCAGGTCGTCGCCCTCGGCTGCTTCCTGTTGGAATTCAGCCGCCAGGGTACCGACGTAGTCTTCCAGCGCGCCGGCAACTTCATCGAGGCCAAAGTGGTTCACGTCTTCAACGATCTCGTCACTCCAGGCCCGGATGTGCTCGCGCGACTCCTCGACACCCCGGGTGCCCAGCTCCTCCTGGATGGTGGCGTCCAGTTGTTCAAAGCCCTCGCGGAACTTCTCCAACATGACGTCCTTGAGACTAAGGATAGTGTTGGAGTAGATCTCGGGACCAAATTCATCGAACAGGTCCGCCAACGCGTCACCCATGCGACGGCGCAACTTGCCCGATACCTGACCGGACTGTCGATCGTCTTTTTTCTCTTTGGCCGCGGTTCGGCGAACGGAAGCACGGCGGCCGCCCTGGTTGGCCGCGTTCAAAACGTCAAACACGTCCGAAAGGGTACGGCTAACGTTGACGAGATCGTCCTCTACAGACTCCCATGCAGCCATATCGTCCAAATCCTCAATAGTCCCCCTGAGCAAGTTCACTTGGGATTCAAGCGACTGCAGGTAGTGCTTGGGGCTGTGCACAGCAAAAGGTGAACGCTCGCGGGCCGCCTGGGTGAGGTTGGCCGCGACGCGGGGCCGGGCATCACGGTGGGTTCTGTTTCGATAGTTAGCCATGTTGGTTGTTTTCCTCTTGGCGTAATGAATGAAGGTTGGTTTTGCGGCTTGGATCGAATCATCAATCCAACTCGAAAAACCGGGAACCACGCACCGTTAGGCTGTCGGGCGTAGTTAGGAGGTGGCGCGTGGCTCCCGGAAAGTTAGTCGCTAGTCGACCCGCACGTAGAGCTTACCGTCGGATTTGCGCTTGATCACCTTCGGGGCGGCCTCGCGCCGCTGCGAGGCCGGTTGCGCGGCTTC